TTGCCCAGTTGTTTTTTTGACGGCTAAACCTTTAAAAGTTCCGTCATCTGTCCAGGGCCACGAATAGCCCCAAAATCCGCTAAAATCTTTAGTACCCTCTAGTAAGTTAAAGTTAGAATTAAAACGACTAATAGAAACGTTACTTAACACTTTAACTCTATATATTTTCATGTCCACATCTATATATCCCTCTGCGTACATTTCGCCACTTTTAGAACTTTGCAAAGGGTCAGCATAAAACATTACGCAAAAGTCCATTTCTTCGTCATAATATAAGCCCATATAAACAGTTTTATTACTAAAGAAATCAATGTATTGCTTTTTGCTCAACGCTACTTGTATATTACTCTTGCTAAAATTAATCAACTCAATAGGGTTGTGAATTAGCAACTCCTCAAAATTTAACCATGAAATCATTTATACACCCTTTCTATTGTACATAAACCAGTCATAAAATCAACTGAACGAACTCCGCATTCCCCATAAGTTAAGTTGCTTACTTTCGCCTTTTGTCCCCACCAAAATAGCTTGGTATTGTAAGCAGTTGCGTACATTTGAGGGTTAAACTTAACTTCGTTATACTTGATAACTGGGAACAGTTCTTCCACTCCTAGCGTTATCGGTCTAACGTTTGCAGGAAAATCAACGTAATTCTTATCTGTCATGATAACATTACCTTTCAATTCTCCATTTTTTGGTATAATATGCCAAGCGGAAGCGAATGCTGTGGCTCTTTCTGGTATCGTGAATTCTCCACTTTTGCTCCACGTTCCGTTGGTTTGTTGTTGAAATAACCATGCTTTTTTAGTGTTATAGTTAGCAAAAAGAATTTGCGTTGGTACTGGTCTAGTTATTGAATTTTCGTATTCTCTAAACCAATCTTCTGTACTTCGATCTGTTCTTAATACACCAGTAGCCCAAATACTTGTTGCACTAGAAACCCCTTTGAGTTTTTTAGTGTCCGTTTCATTTAGTTTTGGTTTATAAGGTGCTAAAACAACACCAGTAGGAAAAGACACGCTTCCAGTCCATTCATTCATAGAACTATAATTTGTTTTTTCACTAACCCTACAATTCTCAATGTTATAACTTGCACGCATTTCATTCGCGTAGCTATCAAAGTTCCAATCAGCCCAATAAGAACCCATGTTGTAACCTGTGTTAACCATTGCTGAACGAAGTAGTTCATCTACTCTGTAACGTTTATCAGCTTGTTGGTAATAATACCCCTCTATGATGTTACTTGCTATTTCTCCGAAAGTACAATCAATTGCAGTATTTGCGTCAGTAACGTATAACGGTTCTTGGTTATCTGTCCATGCCTTTGTATCGCTGTCAAAAGTTTGACGTTTATCTGTGAACTGTTCAGGATAAATTACGTTACCAGTCAAGTCAAATATACCTCTTTCTCCGTTTATAACGTGAAATTTGAGTGTTCTACCTGCTTCGGTGTCATAAGTATCTGAATCAATTCCAATCAATACACGTTGATTAAGGGGGCGACTATAGCACCAAACGGCTTCTTGTTTGCAAATTCCTCTTTCTTCTAAGTAAAAAAGCTCTTTATCAGTTTTAGAACCTGTCCAAATATAAACTTTATAATCGGTACTTTGTGGTGGTGTACCCTCATAAGTCCCTGTAAATGGCGGCGTTCCGTCGTCTGTGTTGGTTTTTCGATAGCCATTAAATTCATCTCTATCCTCAACAAACGGAGTGATCTCTCCATCTTGTTCAATTTTAGGCAAATACACTTCAAATTGTACAAAATCGCTTGTTTGTGCCACTTCAAAAGCTATACCAAACTTTTCAACCGTTTCCGTACTAGGTAGCGTGTAAATTTCTTTTACATCTAAGTATTGATTAGGTTGAACTCGGTATGTACCTACAAGCTCATTTTTGGTACCGTATAGCAATTTTAACCGTACCTCTAGTACATTTATACCTGGATTGTATAAAGTTCCTGACAAGCCGTATTTTTGCCCTTTTGTGAGGTTAGGTGTTATAAAGTTAGGGTATAAGCTAGGATATTGTTTTCTTACATAATCTGTACAAAAAGCAATACCGCTTATTTTATTCTCCCCTTGTGGTTTAGTGACAATAGAACCATAGCTAAAGGGTCTATTCCAATCGTCAGGACATTTTTTTCTTTGCCAACGATTGCTTGTTTCTACTCCGGTCGTTCCGTCTAAAAGATAGATATGTTGTGGCAATGATTCTATTGTTTCGATACTCTTCAAAGAACAACGTTGTACAATGTTCCAATTAGGTTTTTTAATTGTGAAATCTCTACCTGTGTTAGGATTCCAGCAATACGCTTTAAAAATAGTCATTCTATTGCTAAGCCCTCCACTAAGTCTACTAGTTCTTTTTCTGTGCTTACTTCGTCCACTTTTTGCTGTTTAAGTTTAACATTTGCGTCAACATAAACACCCTCGATTTCCATTAGTTTTAACAATGCTGAACGGTCTGGTAGTTTATTGACTTCTGTAACTGTTCGCCCTGTTTCTGTCTTCCGTCCGTTAGCGTTGTTTTTATATTGGATAACCGTTTTTGTTTCTTTTGCTCCAAAAGCTAGGGTTTTTAATGCCTCTAGCATTTTTTTGTTTTCTTCTTCTGTCATAGCCATTAAACGAAATAGTCCTCACTTTCTTCACTTTCTAAGAACCACCACATCAAGTTAATTAAAGCGTCAGCCAAATCAATCTTATCTGTATAGCCCTTTTTGATAATACGCATTAGCCCAAAATCGTTTATTTTCGTTTCTGCGTTCATTAAATGCACCGCTAGTAATTTACTATCAAAATGTATTTTACCCTCCTCCATGAGCTTCTGTGTGGCTTCTAGGGTATTAGATAGCTTGAAGCTGTTCTGCATTACTTTGTTATAAAATTCAATGTCATAGGTTTGTTCAAATTTATCAATGAAATTCTTAGCATAGTTAGGGTCATAATTCAACGCAATCGGAACACTACCATTCATAGCACTCATAAAAGCGTCCCATGCTTCATCTGACATGTTATTTATGCCCTCGTGTGTTATTGTTTCTCCTAAGTGTTTAAACTTGTCTTCTGCACTCTCTGGCATGACAGGGATAGCTTTAAAATAATAGTGTCCGTTTTCTCTGTAACCTATCACAGTACCCCAAACGTCGCCACGTACTGAAAAGTCTGAACCAATAGCAACTAAACGACCGTCAAAGTCTAATGGCGGTACCAGACACTTATCTACAATTTGTTTTGTAAAGATTGTAGTGCTGTCAGTCATTGATAAATTAAAACGTTTAGTGATAATTTTAGCCATTTTAACAGGGTTACCGATTGCCCCTATAAAGTCCTTTTGAATGTCCTCAAGTGTTAAAGTGTAACCTAAAGCGGGGTTTGCTTTAATGTATTTAGAACTGTCTTTTACTTCGTCGTAATCGTCTAAAGCATAATAGAAAACCCAATGACTGAAATCGTCGTCTTTTACCCATTCTTTCCAACTTTCTAGCTCGTCATCATAAGCACCGCCACGAATAACGTTGTTTGTGGTTGAAATAAAAAGCGTACCCTTGTTTTTTCTTAGCCCCTGTCTAATAGTGATAAGAGGGTTCTTTTTGAACGCACCAAACTCATCTATAATAACTAATTGTTCACGTCCACCGTCTAGCGTGTCCTCGTTACTAGCATAGATAGAAATCTCTGTGCCTTTACTTTTTAGAATTGAATTTTCTTTTACAAGTATCTGTTCTTTGTTTAGTTTGAACTGGTTTTTAAACTTATTAATGATAGTGCCTTGACAGTTTCCCATAGCTCTGAAATGCTTCATCAAGATTTTTTCTGCTTGGTCTTTCTTGGTAGCCATTAAAGCGATGACGCTATTAGGCTTAGGAAACAAAAAGAGTTCAATTAAGGCTATCATTACATCAAGAATAGATTTGGCGTTTGAACGTCCTACAATGACAACAAACTCATCAATCTGATAAGGTGTGCAATACATTAAAGTAAGCACCGCTTTATGATATGGTATGATTTTAAAGCGTTCGTTGTTAGGCAAAGTCATGAATTCCTCAATGAAATTAAAGATTTTATCTGCCTTTTTGTAGTCTATTTCATGCTCAATTTTAGCCACTTTCTTTTTTAGTAGCTTAATCATTTCGCCATTATCTTTATCTTGTCCTATCCAGTCTTGAATTAAACTCATTTTTTATATCTCCTTACATTAAACCCTCCGCTATAATTCTTGCGTAGTCAATCAAATCTCCGCTTCGTTCCTTTCCTTGGTGGCATTTATGGCAAAGAACTTCGGTTGGTACGTTTATTACTTCTTTGTCAAAGTCATTGACTTCTAGCATGTCATTGTTCCATTGTAGTGGTATAACGTGATGACAAATTAAGTGTTCTGTACTCCAACATCTTTCACAATGCCCTACCCTGTTCTTTTCTTCACGTGCCTTTTTTATCCACTTAGGGTTATTGTATAATTTACTTTTAGTATAAATCAACGCTTGTTTAGTTTTACCCCATTTCTTTCTAGTTTGTTATAAATTTCGTTCGCAATTCTACGACCGTCTGCACTAGATTGTACATAGATTTTAATGTCTTGTTGTGAGTTGTCTTGTGTTCCAATGCTTGGTGTTGCTGTTGTTCCTTTTGTTGCTCGTGCATAAGGTTGGACCGCATTGACAGCTCTGCTGATTGCTTCTCTACCACCTGCGAAAAATTGCAAGTCCAATGGCAGTTGACCGTTTCTTGAACCTAGAATTTTTTGACCTAGTGAGGTAGGTTCTTTAATTCCAAGAGGGTCAATATTACTTGTTAGCCAATGAAAATCACTAAAAGCGTCGCCCCATGTACTGTTGCTTCTAAAGCCTAACGCTTTACCAAGTAAACCAGTGTTACCCCCAACGCTACGTGAAAGGCTCAATGCACTTTGAACGGCACTATAAGCATTATTTGCCCAATTGTACAAATCTCTTAACGAACTAATAGCTGAACCAACTTTACCTAAGAAACTACCAATAGAAGTGAAATTGATTTTGTTAAAGAAGTTGTTGACTGCGTTTTTTGCGTCATTAACTGCGTTTTTCATTTCATCTTGTGACACTTTACCATCATGATTCTTGTCAATGATTTGCGTTAATGCACCAACTGCTTTACCCGCCATTTGACCTAACTGGCTACCGATAGTACTTGCCATTGTTGTAGCGTTGTTACCTAAGTTGCTCATGTCAACGCCTGTATCTCCTAAGCCTTTACGGAAACCGTCCAAAGCACTTGTATTAAAACCGTTAGTAATCATTTCACGAATTTGCCCCCAAGTGCTAGGACCAGAAGCAACTAATTCATTCCCTTTCTGTTGGAACAATACTAAAGCACGGTTCATTACGTCAGTACCGATAGCACCGTCTTCCATGGCTTGCTTGAATTCTCCCATACCTATGCTAGTATGATTAATTTCGTTGTATGCTTGAATCAACATGTCACGGAATTGAGCACCTAAAGCTGACTGCATGATTTGGTTGAAGTCTTGAGCGTGTAACGTACCAGAACCCAATGCTTGAGCCAAACCATAAGAAAATTGCTTCTGTGTGTCCATTGTTAGCCCTAGACTGTCCCCCACAGCATTGATTGAATTAACGATTTTAAATGCTTGGTCGCCTGTTAGACTAGTATAACCTGAAATGGTAGACCCTAGCTCGTTCAAATCATTGCGTTGTGATTTTAAAAGTTCACTACCTGAATCAATATATGAATTGAAACGTTTGTAACCATTTGCACCGTCTGACAAAGTAGCTGACAAGCTCTTTTGTGCTTGAATTTGACGGTCATAAGTATTCATCAAGTTGTTAGCAAAACCACCAACTAAATCAGTAACTTTTGAAATTCCACCAGTAACAAGTGACAAGCCTGCTGAAATACCACTAACAACATTACCAACTTTTGAGAATGTTCCTAATAGCGAACCACCTGCACTTTTTACGCTATCAACTACGCTTGAAAGTCCTCCGCTTTTAATTCCTTGTGAACCTACTTTAGCTAGTTCTGTGCTTAATCTAGTCGCCTGCGTTTGTGCTTTAACTAGTTGGCTTTCTAATGCCTGTACTTGTTTTTGTGTAGCACCTGACATCTTAGCATTTGAAAGTGCCTTTGTTAAATTATCTACGTTCTGTTTAGCAAGGTTTAAAGCTCTTTGTGTTTCTTTAATACCTTTGTCTTTCATAGTCACAGAACCTGTTATTTGAGCGTTTCGGTTCGTTTCTTTAGCTAGACGACCGATATTATTAATTTCTCTTTGCGCTTCCCTAGCACTACTTAAAACCCCTTTAGTATCAAGTTCTGCCTGAATGACATACTTTTCTTTAGCCATTGTTTGTTATACTCCTTAATTTACGCTTAATGTTTTTAGTTTTGTCGTCCATTTCGTGAGTGGCTTTTACTAGCGTTTGCCCATATCTTTGGTGCAAGTGGCGGTCATGAAGCAAGACATTGAGCATTCTCCAACTTTCATCTTTAGCTTTGAAGCCATTGACTACACCAATGTTTCCGCTTTTTAGTGAACCGTATGAACGTGTAACTTGCTTAGTGATTTTCTTAGTATCAAACTTAACAGGATAACGTGAGAAATCTCCACCCAATGAACTTTTATAACTGCGTTTTACTGTGTTCTGATTAGAGTTGAAACTATCAACCATTTCTAACCAGACTTTCTTAAGTTGTTTCTCTGTAAATTTTTCTAATCCTGTGACTTGCTTGGTGGTTGCCATAATTCTACCTCCACATGCTCCGCTTTGTTTAACTCGTCCGCGGTTGTTTTCTTCTTCTCTTTAGGTGTCAACGCTGAAATTAACTTAAGCGTCCACCCTAAAGGTCTATGGCTGTATACTTCATAGGGAACTCTAAAGGCTGTCATAGCACTAACAATTGCAAGCGTTGTAATTCTTGCGTCGTCCCTTATTTCTTCGTTGCTAGCGCTATTGCTTTTTTTGTTTCGTCTACCAATTGTTCCATAAGTTCGGCAACAGTAACAGGCAACAAACCACCAATTAAAGCGCCTAAAATTTCGTCAAGTGTATATTGTGGCGCGCAAGCCCAAAAGAATAACGCCAAACTGTGATAATCACGTTCGTTCAAATCTCCAAAGTAAACTCCGTTGTCTTCCATACGTTCTAACGCTTTAAAATCAAATTTAAAATCTTCTTTCTTCATTTTTCTATTCTCCTTATAAATTAAAATAAAAGAGTGGGAACTATTAATTCCAAGCCCTCCACTCTTAAAAAATTACTATTGAACGTCTAGGCCATTGAGTGGTTTAAGTTCTGTAAACAACTTTTTGAAAGCAAGTGCTTGTTTACTTGTACCAGTTACCAAATCTGCGTCAGACACTTTAAATTTGATAAACAAGCGTTTTTTGCCCCATAGTGCTTCACTTCCAACCGTGACCGTTGCCTTGTGTTCGTATTCTTTACCAGTTGGACTTTCTTCGTCCGCTTCGGCTGTGTCGCTAGGTGTTGTAGCTTGAACACTTGGATAGAATGTCGCTTTATACCCTGTTCCGTCGTTGTCACGATAACGTTCAGCATAAGCGAAACCATAAGGCTTATAATTAGCTGAATCGTCAGCTAAGAAACCGTGGTCGGACTTGACAAACCCTAATGCGTGACCTGCAAAATCGTCAGGCAAATCATAAGACTTAACTGTAATTTGCATGTCTTTAGCACCTGCGATTGTACGATAAGGAGCGTCAAATCCTGCATAAAAGTTTGTGTTTTCTTGATTAACTTCTGTTTCGACGGAACGCAAGCCTGCGATAGGAATTCCTGGTAACTTCCCTGATTGGTCTGTGAACACTACCCCATAACCCAAACCGTGTGTTAATTCATTTTTTGATGTATATACCATTTATTTTTATCCTCCTACTACTTCCAAACTTTAATAGCACCGTCCTTAAGGAAACCACCACAAACGGTAATAGTACCATATACTTGTACTTTATTATGACGAACGTCTTTAGTCACATTAAATTCTGGTACCAAGTCCCCTGCTAGAATGCCCTTGTAAGGGTTAATAAGCACCTTGTCAAAAGTGTTATCCCCTCCGTCATTATAGTGCTTAAAGCTCAAAGTTTCAATTTTTGTTACTCCATTAACAACTGGTGTGAAATCATTTTCTTTTACAAGAAGAACATCGTCGCCTGACTGTGAAAACTTATCGGCACTTGCTTTCTGTTTAACAGCCCCAACAATTGAACTTGAAGCGATTGAGCTATGAACTCCACCCCAAATTAAATGACTTTCGATAGTTTGATATAAAGTATCTCGTACTGTATTCAATGCACTTTGTACACCGTCAGCAGTTAAATTCCCTGAATCAGAAAGATTAATACCAAAACCAAAACCTCTAGGCGTTAAGATTTTATAACTTGTTTCATTTATATCTAACACGCTACCTGTTTGTCCTTGCTCTTTAGCTTCAGGAAAGCCTGTTAAATCAACCGACTGCAACAAATCAGCCCCAACTTTAGGGATACGTGACAAGAGAGGGAACTTATCGCCAATCTCCCCCCCATTTGTCACATTCTCGATTTGTTGAGCATAACGGTCTGTAATATTAAATTCAGCCATTATCTACTCCCTTTCTTATTTTTTACCTCTTGAAACTTCCTCAGTTACTACCCGTTTTTTTTTAGGTATGCTGAACGGTTTTTACCACGGATAGAACCACCTACAAGAGTTTCAGAAAGCCATTGTTCAACGTTATAGCGTAGGTCAAAGTCGTTGTAGTTTTCCATGTTCAAATCTCCGATAAGTACGTACTCGTCGTGATTGTATACCGCTACTTCGTCTTTAGGCATCCAGACACGAGTTTCAAGTTTAACTGCCCCAAACGATTGAGCAATTTGAGCTTTTGTCGCCAACTCGTTGAATCGTGAGTGTCCGTCTGTTCCTTTAGCTTTACGCAACTCTGCAAAAGTTTGAGGACTCATAACAATTGTGATTGAGTCAGAAATTGAGCATTCTGCAACTGCGTCAGTAATACCCTCAAACAAGTCAGTGTATTCAATTTGTTTTGTCCAACCGTCTGTGGCAGTTTTCAAACCATAGAAACCATTAGAACCGTCAGCAGAACCAAGAATCATATTGTATTCCACTTTTTGGATAACACGATTAACCATTTCAGACATTACATATTCAGACAACGCACCTGAATCATTTACACCTCGAACAGTTGCTTTGTCCATTTGCAAGTATGCTTCTGCCATTTGTGGACGTAGTGAACGTTTTGTAGCTGTTTGAGCTTTGTTTTTGTCTGTACCTGCTTTGAAAGTACCTTGTAAGAAAGTATCATCTACACCGTCCTCTGCAAGTGTCAAACCTTGGAAGCGTGCTTTCATAGCACCGTCATAGATACCTGACTTACGAGCATATTTTGAAGTGATAGACCCAAGAGAGTTGACAACGTTCAAATCTGCACCATTAGAAAATTCACGCAAGAAACCTTGTTCTGGCATTTCTAGCATTTTGTCCCCAAGTTCACGCATAAATTTACGCTCTACGTCTTGAGGTTTTTCGCTAGGAATCTTCGCTTCACGTTCTTTTTTAAGTTCTTCACGCTCTTTGTTAAGTTCTGATACTTTAGCTTCAAGTTCTCGAACTTTTACACCTGCTTCGATTGCTTGCTTCATGATTTCTTGTGTTTCGTTTGCACCCATTTGTTCTTGTTCTCCTTTTTCTTCTTCTCGTACTTTTGTCACTTTAGCACCTTTATTACTTGGTAACGGAGTAAGTGACACCTCCGTAATTGTAACATCTTTGTAATAGCCTACTCCGTCAATTTCACGTGCTTTCATACCGTTAGCATTAAAGCCAACTGAAAGCCCTGTTTCCTCAATCTTTTCAGCCGTGTATTGTTCTTCGTCAACGTAACCTGTCAAGATTACATTGTCCCCCTCAAGATGAACAAACCCTGAACCAATCTTTTCTCTATGACGGTTAAGGATATCTACTCCGTCCCCTGCGTTAGCAATGGACTCGATAACCGTACCGTGAGAATCAATTGTCCCCAATGGGTTCGCTATCCCTCGAACTGCTTTTACTTTCAATATTTCCTCCCTTGGCTGTTGTTGATATATAAGCTACAAAGTTCTCTTGGTTGAAAACAATGTTCTTATCATGTTGTTTTAGTAGCGGTAACACTTTTTGAATTGCGAAAGCGATGATAGTAACTTCATTACTTTGTCCATATAACAATTCCCTTGGTATTCCGTATTCACTCAAAGCAATTTCGAGTGCAAGATTTGCGTCATTTTGTAGTGAACCACTATAATCAGGCTGAATCTGTTTGATATCATCATCTGAACCAATAACAGATACACCATTGAACTCTCTTGCAAGTTGTTGCTGTTGCGTTAAACGTTCACGAATTCTTTCCCAAACTTCTTTTAAACCACTAGAAACTTTAGTTTTCCAATAGATTTTTATTTGAGCCTGTGAATCAAGACGTCTACCAATGCCATTACTAGCCATTCCAAACATTACACCAAACCGTTGTGGGTTAGCACCATAGAAAGGGTTTAGCAACATTTCATAATCGCTTGTTCTAATAGTGACCTGTCTGCGATTTGGTTCTCTAACTATAATGTTAAACTGGTCTGCATTCACTCTTTGAGCGTAATACTTGAACCCACCATACCAAACACGATATACTTCTTGACCTTGTAAAGCCCAATAAAATAAATCTTCTAGTTTGGACGCTTCAGAATAATCAACATTATCAAAATAGGAAACTAAGCCCAAGAGTTTACCTAGTAACAAATCAGTTGTAGGGTCTTGGACTGTGAAAGTTGAAAAGCTCACATCTTCAGCTCTACGCGAGAGATTAAATAAGCTCATTCACTCCTCCTACTTCACTTCTCCTGTGTTCATGTCAATCTTGCGTCCGAACTCTTTTTCGATTTCTGCACAATACATTGTATCAACTGGCAAGTTGAGTTTAGCCCATTTGTTTTGATAATTTTCCAACATGCGTGTTGTACGAATGTGACGAACACTTACACCGTCCGAAACATACCAATGTTTAACTTTACCGCTTCCGTCAAGTCCTTTGATAAGATACATTTTTATTACTCCTTTTGTTTGATTGTTTTGGTTTGAATTGCTTGATACTGTCTTATTAAATAAGTCAAGTTCTGCCTGTCTGCGCCGTACTAAACCTTGTAAGACTTGACCGCCTGCATTACAATACTTCGGAATCATTGAAGCGACATAAGCGTGTGAGAACTCTGCCCAACCGTCAGCAACGAAAACATTACCGCAATTATAAGCCAATGAAACCAAAGCGTCAAACTCATTTTGATTTGCTTTGCCTTTTACATAAGCGTCAACCATAGGTGCATACTTATTATTGATGTCAATTTCTAGCTGACTATCTGCTTGTTCTTGCGTCCATGTTGTACCTGCTGTGACTCCATAATATCCCCAACCGATAGTGTACATTTGTTCCCACGGTACTGGTTTATAAGCAGTCAATCGGCAACCCTCGAACTCTTTAATTAAGTTCAAACCGTTTTGTGATATTTTAATGTTACCACCTCCAATTTTGATTATTGTTTTTATAAGGGAACAACTAACCCAAACTTTCACAATATGTTAAGATGTTATAAGCGTCTGCTACGTTGTCATCTTTGCAATCAGAATCAACTAAGCCAGTAGCTTTTAAAAGTTCAAGACTTTCTTCTTTGCGTTGTTCTCGTTTGCCTGAAATAAGATGATAGCTACACCATTTTGAGTTATCTATAAAAGTATAACCATTTACTAGACCGTCAATAGCACCGATAAAATAACCGTTACAATTAGCCAATGTAATACTGTGTTTTCTGTTTCTTCCCATAATAGGAGTTTCAATGGCTAGATGATAATCTTTCAAATCAAACTCATCAATAATATCTTTAATTGCGTTTACAATGTCAAAGGTACGTTCCCAAGCGTTCTTCTTAGGGTTGTATGCTTTAATAGAACCGACATACAATTGACCGTCTTTTCTAAAAGCGTACCCTGTTCCCTCGTCTTTCTTACTAGCTGTACTAAAATCAATAGCTAAAATTTTCTTCATTTCTATCCTCTTAAATAGGTAGGCTATAAGAAGTCACGACTGCGTAAACATCTTCTTGACTTTTGTCAATGTTGACACCGTAGTCAGTTTTAGAAATAAACTCTAACACTTGTTTTAGTTCTACT